GATCTCAACCAGCGTCGTAAGTTTGAGCTGAAGAACGCCGACGGTGAAAAAATCGTCGATCTGTACTTCAAACCGATTACACGATCTGATCGCAAACGCGCACAGAACCTTGCGAACAGCGAAGAGGCTTTGGATCTGTCAACTCAGATGCTGTGTCAAATGGCAGAGCTTGAGGACGGAACGAAAGCATTTGCACCTGCTGATGCTCCAAAGCTGCAACGTGAACTGCCCGAGTCAGTTCTGAATGACGTTGAGCTGTTCTTGTTTGGCCTTGGCGAAGATGCCAGCCTCGATGACGCAAAAAACGACTGAAGCAGGACAATTGGACTTACTTTGAGTTCCAGTTGGCCTGCGAGTTAGGCATGACAGTCAGCAGGCTCCGCACCGAGCTGACTGATGCGGAGCTTGTTCACTTCGCTGCGTACTTTCAGATCAAAGCAGAGCGGGAAGAGAAGGCACTAGAGCGCGCCAAGAGACAGCGGCGGTAGACTTTCCTTATCGCCGTTGAGTTGTCGTGGCTGAGTCGAACGTCAAGCTCAGGGTAGACGCGCGTGATGCAGTCAGCGCGCTACAGCAGACCAATCGAGCTAGCGAGAAGCTCAATCGGACGCTCGGCACGACGAGTAAACGCGCGGGAACTGCGACTGCAAATATCCAGCGTTTTGGCATCAGCTTCCGCAGTGTTGTCGGCCCAATGGTGGCGCTGACTGGTGCGCTCACTCTTGCCAATCGATCTCTGAACAGCTTTGGCAAACGACAGGCTGACATAAAGGTTTTGTCTGCTCAGCTTGAGAGGGTTGGTGCTGACGGTTCCAAACAACTAGATGAGTTGAGAGCAGCAGCAGATCGCCTCGGTGATGCAACGTTGTTCTCTCAAGACGATTTCATTGAGTCCTTCAATATCTTGTCGTCCTTCCGCGCGATCGCGGTTGAGTCGTTTACAGAGGTGTCAGAAGTTGCGGCTGACATCGCTCAGGTCATGGGATCTGACGTCAAGAGCGCAACGGTTCAGCTGGCTAAGGCGCTTGAAGATCCAAAACGTGGTCTAACTGCACTGAGTCGTTCAGGTATCACGTTCAACGAGGCGCAGACGGAGACCATCAAAAAGCTGGTCGATTCTGGCAAGTTGCTAGACGCTCAAGCCTTGGTCCTTGAAACGATCAAGGGGCAGTACGAAGGTGCAGCTGAAGCTGCAGGCAAGGGATTTGCTGGCGCACTTGACCTGCTTAGTGAAAACGCTGAGGATGCCGCTGAGGCTCTTGGCAAAGGGCTAGAGCCAGCTGCTACCGCTGTGGCTAATGCCCTTGCAGCTGTATTCGAGCAAGTAAGCAAGATTCCTGCACCTGTGGGCCAAGCCGCGCTTGCTTTGGGTACAGCAGCACTCGCCACAAAGGCTCTGAATACAGCAGTTGCTGTGTTCAAGGCATCTCAGCTTGCAGCGTTTATAGGCACGCAGATCGCTATGTATAAGGCGTTTGGCGCTCAGATCTATCTGACGGCAGCAGCGCAAGGCGTTTTGAATACAGCACTGGCTGTAGGCAAATCGTTGTTATTTGGGCTGCCTTTCGTTCTTGTAACTGGCGCTGTCACTGCGTTCGTCGGTCAAATGCAGGAAGCGAAGCAGGTGCAAGAAGATCTAAACGATCTGCTAGAGACTGGCACGGTCAAGCAATATGAGTCGGCATTGGCTACGCACCAACGCACACTTGCAGAGATTGAATATCAAAAGACAGTTAAAAGTCTCCTGCCTGGTGCTCTAGGGAGAATGAGTGAGGCAGGTGATGCTGCAATCGAAAATCTTACAAATCGTACAAAGACCATCAGGAATGCGATTGCAGTAATTGAAGGGCAGCTTGCAGAAGGCATGATTGGCGGCGGTAGTTTGCCGCAAGACCAGCCTACTGTTGTCGTTTCTGATGAAGAACTAGAGCGTCTCAAAAGACTTGAGGATCGTAAGTTCAAGTTGTTTGCTATAGAAGCAGATCATATAAACGAGATGAGAGAACAAGAGGAAAGGCGAAACGCTGCAGAGGGCGCAGCGATAGGCCAAAGACTGCAACGTGGAGCTGATCTAATCGCTCAAGGTCAACGGGAAATTGAACTCTTGCAAGGACGAATTGACGGCAATGAAGAAGAGGTTGCCTTGCGTCATCGCATCGCTGATATTAATGCAATGGATCTGATTCCAGCTGACAAAGAACGACTAATAGCAGCTGAGCTGCAGATCGCAGCTATGGGAGAACAAGTTACTCAGATTGAAAAGCAAAGGGAACTATATGAGGATCTAGATAACACATTCCGCAACGGCATCGTCGATGCCATCATGGCAGCTGTTGATGGCACAAAATCTTTATCTGACTCATTAGTTGGTGTCCTCAAGCAGATGGCCCAGCTGATTTTGCAAAGAAAGTTGTTAAACGCGCTTAGTGGTTTCAGCATTACTGGCTTCCTTGGCTTCGCTAACGGCGGCAGGCCGCCAGTTGGTCGCGCATCAATCGTCGGTGAACGCGGTCCTGAGCTGTTCGTACCTGATACAGCGGGCACGATCATCCCGAACCATCAGCTTGGTGGTGGCGGTGGCGCTATGGCCTCTAACATCGTTGTGAACGTAGACGCCAGCGGCACTAGCGTTGAGGGCAACGAAGGTCAGTCACGACAGCTTGGCGCTTTGATTGGCGCTGCTGTTCAGACCGAGATAATCAAGCAACAGCGACCTGGAGGACTCTTGAGCCGATGACCGCTAGCTGGGATTCATCAGTCAACATCTCGCCTGCCTACGGCACAACAAAGGGCAGTCAGCCGCTTGTCCGTCGATCACGTTTTGGCAGTGGCTATGAGCAGGTTGGCAGCCTCGGCATCAACCAAAACCCGAAGTCATTCACGCTGACCTACAACCTCTCGGAGTCAGAGTCCGACACGGTGGAGGCGTTCTTGGATGCCCGTGGCGGCACTGAGAAGTTCACGTTTACGCCGCCAGGCGAAAGCAGCAGCATCAAGGTGCGCTGCCCTGCATGGAGCAAAAATATGATCACAAAAGGCCGCGTTGAACTGACCACCACGTTTGTTCAGGTGTTTGAAGCATGAGCACGCCGCAGTCGATTCAAGAGCAGCTGCAGTCACTTGAGCCGTCAGCGATTATCGAGCTGTTTCAGCTGGAGCTAACGCAGGCTGTGAACGGCGTGGATCAGGTTTACTACTACCACGCAGGCACCAACGAACTGACCGCCGATGTTGTGTTCAACGGCCTGACTTACACGGCCACAGCAATCGAGGTTGACGGCTTTGAGGCGTCAACGAAAGGCGTTTTGCCTCGTCCAACCATGCGGATCGCAAACACCGGCAATGCCATTTCGGCTTTGCTGTTGCTTTACAACCCGCTGCAGGCAAAGGTCACGCGGATTCAGACCTGCAAAAAGTTTTTGGACGCCGTCAACTTCACAAGCGGCACGAACGCGACCGCAGACCCTACCGCCAAGTTTGAAGACCAGATTTATTACATCGACCGCGTTGCGAACGAGAACCCGCTGCTGGTTGAGTTTGAGCTGGCAAGCAAGCTCGATCTAGTTAATGTCGCGCTGCCGCGTCGTCAGGTCTTGGAGCATTGTCCCTGGGTGTATCGCGAGGAAAGCACCTGCGGGTATAACGGCACCAAATATTTCGACATCAACAACAACCCGACAACTGAAGCTAACGATGTTTGCGGCAAGCGTTACACCAGCTGCACGCTGCGCTTTCCTGAGGGTGATTTGCCATTCGGAGGTTTTCCAGGTGCCCGACTTCAGATGTGATGCTGAGGCGCACGCTGCACGGTCTTACCCTCGCGAGGCGTGTGGTCTTGTTATCAACGGACAGTATTGGCCGTGCCGTAACGCAGCAGACGCGCCAGAGAACACGTTCGTGCTGGAGCCTCGTGATTACGCCGTCGCGGCAATGATGGGCAAGGTCGAGGCTGTTGTTCACTCGCACCCGCAAGGTGGGCCGCCGAGCGAATCTGACCAGGCTGTGTGCAGCCAGGGCTCTGTGCCTTGGCACATTTTGCGGATGCCACAGAACGAATGGTTGACTATCAATCCCTGATCGGCCGCCAGTGGGAGTACGGCAAGACCGATTGCTTCACGCTGGTGCGCGATTGGTTCAAGCTCCAGGGCGTTGAGCTGCCGGACTACGAGCGGCCAGAAAGCACACAGACCTGCGAAAGTATTTTCCTGGCAGAGGCCGAGCGCATCGGGTTCAAGCAGGTCACGATGCAGACCCGTCAACCGGGCGATGTGCTGATTATGAAAATCGCCACGCGCACGCCGATGCACGCTGCTGTTCT